GTCAAGGCTGGTGTTATAAGCCTTTTCAGCTTTTTCGTCAACGGAAGGTAAAGATGTCAATTGTTGCTTTATCTGAGCAATATCCTCTTTAATCTCCATTAGCATTTTTGTTTGCTCGTCCACGGCGGTCACTCCATTGTTATTTGTTTGCTGGCGACGTAGTCATTACCGGTTATCTGCTTATACTCATCAGGCGTAATCATCAGCCCCACATAAGGCTCAATCGCAATACCCCAGCCATAGAACTGGGCTACCGTGTCGTAATTCGTCATGATGCACCCCCTGCTTTAAGCTGTGCCAACTCTAATGTCAGACTGGCAATCATTTGTTGTTCTGCGGTTGGTGTCACTTTATTCAACTCGGCCTCTATTTCTGCCGCCTTGTCAGCATCCAGCACAAGGTGCCCATCCGTCAGCTTAGTAGCTCCGGGTACCAGTGTCGTCAGCTCATCCGCATACAGGTCTGTGTCACCAGCTGGATCAGTGCCGGCGCCGGTCACATACCCATCCGCATCTGTTTCGACCGCGCACCGATATAGCAATGCTCCATCTGTAATCTTGCTGATGCCCGGAATGATGCGAGACACCACTGCATCGGCCACTTCCACCGACGTGTCACCATCACGGATACGGGTAGAGGCCTGTGTGATGTAACCATCAGTGTTGGCTGTCAATACAATCTTCATACTCCCACCACCATTCTTAGAACCCAATTTTTGGACGGATCTTTTGCATTGAAATCATTACCTTGAATCGTCGTATCTTTGGGATAAACGTATTTTTGAGAATTTGTTTCACCTGTTGAAGATGCCAAGGTGACTATTGTGCCTTGCCCTGAATTTGTAGCAACAAATGCTTTGTCGATATGCTGAACCACCCATTGTGCATTGCTGACAGCACCATTTGCAAACCAGCTCCACCACAGATCCCAACCAGTAAAGCATTGGCTTATAGGCATTGATGGCGTGATTGTGTGGCTGCCTTGCATATACAATGCGCCAGACCAAAGCAAAGCGCCTGACGTCGCATTAGCAATGGCAACCAAATCATCGGTTGTAATCTGATAGGTTTCAGCATCTCCATCTGTTTTGACGCTGATGCCGAGTGAGTTCACAGATACCGATTCATCATAAATTCCAGTGCTGGAAACCATTGTTCCATTACCAAAAGTGATACCGTTTGTGTCGAAAGCACTTTGATACTCTACAGTGCCATCTTTTCGGTAGGTAACAACTTGGCCATCCTTAATGGTGACCAAATCGCCATCAGAATTGGAAGATTCAAAAACCGAACCTTTGAAAGTCACCCCTTCAAAGCTCATCCCCTTATACGTTGCCGCCACAATCAAGCTGGCACTGATAGGCGTCGCCACCCACTTTGTACCATCAGAAACATACACAGCGATACACTGGCCACTCGAATTGAGCATCCAGAATTGGCTATTGGCTGGCGCTACCGTGGTGGGCAGGCTGGTGCCCTTGCTGTAGGATGTGATGTCATTACCAGCAGGCCCTTGAGGTCCCTGTGGTCCCTGTGGTCCTTGAGCGCCTTGAGGTCCTTTTGGCCCTTGTACACCTTGTGCGCCGGTTGCACCTGTACTACCTGTTGCCCCTTTTTCGCCGATTTTGCCAACGGAATAACCAGTCTCTGTCGTGTTATCGGTGTAAGTCCAGACTGTCCGAGTCCAAACAAATTGGCCGGCTGTAGCGGCTGGTGGTGTAGACACCCAGCCACTCGTGGGTGCTGACGTGCCTGAGGTGGAGGTTGCGTAAGTGATAGTAGTGGCCTTAATACCTACGCCGTCTTTACCTGCAATACCATTTGAACCATTGTTGCCGTCTTTAGCATTGTAACTGACAGTGTAACCAGATTCTCCGGTGTTATCCGTATAAACCCAAGTAGTCTGCGTCCACAGATACTGCCCCTTGATTAGCGTGGGAACTTGTGCAGTCCAACCAGTAGTAGGCGCTGTGGTGCCAGAAGTGCTCTGTACATACATAATCTGCGTTGACTTAATACCTGTGCCGTCTTTGCCAGCGATACCGTCCTTGCCAGATGCACCATTAGCAGCAATACCAAAACCAGATTGAACAGCGTAGAGTGTTCTATTAGCACTATCACTTGTGTCAAGTAATTCATAGCCTTGGCGTAAAGCCAAGGGATATTTACCAGTAGAGTCCTTGCTCATGCCAATAAAGATATGTACAACTCTAGTAGAAGTATAGGGTGCCATATCAGGATTACCGCCACAAGCATTTAGAGCATTCCTTAGAGCAGTTGTTATTGAACTAGCATCAATAGCAAAGACAACAACTACCTTGTCTACGAGAGCTGTAATATCCTCAGCTAGGGTATCCGCTAGGGCAGGTGTTGCGTGGTCATCATAGTTCTTCACTGTTTCAACTTGGAAGGTATCCTTGTTAATTACTACAAGGTTATGTCCTCTACCCCAGCTATTAAAACCACCGCCTGTAGAGATACCAGGTACTTCTTGTCCACTAATCCATACGCCAGGAAGGGGATTGGGATTAGTTTGATAAGCAGCAGATGTTACCTTAATAGTCTTTGCGGACTCACCTTTGTCGCCTTTTGGTCCTTGTACCAATTGCCAAGAATAAAGCGCTGGATTGGTGCTATCGGCTTGTGTGAAGTCTGTATAACTACCGATGTACTTGCGATAACCCGGTGTATCGAGTGAAAAATTGGTGTTCCCATCACTGCTATCGGCGTAGGCAATATGGAAGTAAGGTGTTCTACCGTCAGCACCGGCTTTACCCGGTGTACCGTCTGCACCGTCTGCACCTTTAATCAGTGACCAAGCATACTTAGTTGGGTCGTTACTATCTGTGGCTGTGAAGTCCACATACATACCGATATAAGTCGTTGAATCAGAAGGCGTTTGTGTAAAACCAGCACCTGTGCTTGAAGTTCCGTAGGCAATGTGAGTATATTGGGTTTTGCCATCTGTGCCTTTTGGACCGGCAATGCCTTGATTACCTTGAGGGCCTTGTAACCCTTGCAAACCACGGTCACCAGTATCGCCCTTATCGCCTTTTTCACCAGCTTTAGCCACAGAGTAACCAGTTTCACTAGTTCCATCTGTATAGCTCCAGATGGTTCTAGTCCACAGATAACTGCCACCAGCGACACTAGGAGGATTGGAAACCCAAGTTCCAGTTGGCTTCACAGTTCCGCTTGTGCCACCTTGGTAAGTAATGGTAGTGGACTTAATGCCGACACCATCCTTGCCGGCTGGAATTTGACTAATCATCTGGGCCATCTGCTTAATCTGTGTGGAGGTCTGATCATGCTCAATTTTAAAGTCGCCTAGTGTCAACGTGCTGCTGGACGGCATCGAGTAACACTTGTAAACCTCAATGACGGTTGCTGACAAGTATAAGTTTTGCGCTTCGTCCTCAACATTCACGACGTCACCCTTGGTCAGTTCACTTGGCACCCTAGCCATCGTGACGGTGTAGTTTACAGCCGGGTGATTATACGTTTTCAGGTCAGCCAAAGCGGACTGCAGCAGGGTGGCTTGCGTCGTAGCTTCATAGGTCTTTACCATCTGTAAGTGGCTAGATTCTGGCGTTGGATTGGTATTGCTCCGCAGCCTTGACCATGTGCGGATCGCGATAGTGTCGCGTAAGATACCGTCAGTACCGAGCACAAACCGGCCTGTGCTATCTGTCCACTTGTATCCCGCGAGGTTAAGCGGCGCAGTCTTGCCGTCTGGCGTTGCACCATAGGCTTTAATGCTTGTGTGCAGGTCAGCTGTACTGGTTTCACTCAAAATCTGGCTAATGTCAGTGCCTTGCCGCAGTGTGATATTGGTGTTACTACCCAGCTTGTTTACTACATTTAAGTAGTGATGTACAGGCTCTAGCCCGTTGATCTCGAAGGTGAAGTAAATTCTTACGCCGAAGTCATTTGCGACTTCCAGCATACGGTCATAGCTAGTTTGTTCACTAGTAAACTCAAGCGTGCGTACACTGGCAGGGATTTCGTTGAGGCCAAGTTCCCAGCCAGAATCATAAGTAAAAGCATTAAAATACTGAGCAAATGTCATCGCTTTAGTCGCCGTGTACCCGCCAACAATCTCATTTTTTAGATCATTCCCGGCGTCATCGGCTTGAAAGTTTATTGAGCACCCGGTGTTGTCAACTTGCGTGTTTTGAATGGTCATAAAGTGACCAACACCACGGTCGTCTTGGTACAACACATAGTTACCGCCCTCGCCAACAACCATGGCAATAGCATCATTCAAGTCAGCTTTGGCAAAGTAGATATTGCCGGTCAAAGCGACAGTACTTGCTGTGGTTGACTGTGCTTCAATCTCGCCGGCTATTCTAAACTGTCCGCGCTGAGTACTTGCTATACCCAACAAGTTGTACTGCCGATCAGTAAAGTAAAAGTCCATTTATACATACGCCTCCTGATAATAAATGTTTACCCTTGGCTGAGTCGCCCAGCTGCTACCATCAACTGTAATTGTGTTAGCACCCGGCGTCAGATAGAAGTCGTCCCAATGATTACCAATCTCTTGCAGGCCGCGGTCCTCAACGCCGTTCACTAAAATCTTTTTGCTTTGCGTATCAATTGTGACCACATCGCCGTCCGCAAACAAATTTGGGATGTCAGTGACTGTCGTCTCGTTTTCCCATGTAAATTGAGAGTCTGTTAGCTCAATGTCAAGATCGGCCTTGTTGGAATATTTCTGCGGCCAAATGGTTACGCCGGTAATTTCCATCGCGCCAAGCTCTGCCATCGTAGTTGACCAGCGCCAGCTGTGTTTACCATTTATCTCGCTTAACTGCCAAGTTATGGTGTTACCCCTGCGTGTTATCTTAGCCTCCAGAAATGTCTTCCAACTGGCTGGAATCACATAGGATTTAAGCGTAGGCGTCCCAACGACGCATTCAAAAGTACGATTTTCTGACTTGTCACTAGAATCGCGCAAGATCGCGGCGATACCGCTTTGACCGTTATTTTCAAGATTAAACTCGACGCGGCCGAAGCCCCTTGTCGTTGGCTGAAAGTCAACGCGGTTAGCAAAGGTAAAGTACCCGGTTCTGATACCATTGATATTAGCCGCGATATCCCCGTGGATAGCTGGGCCATGCCAAACAGCAGCCGAGTTTGACGCCCAAGCTGGTGTAGCCACTTCTTTACTTGACCCCATACCAAATTTGAGCGACCCGTCAAATGTATTAGGATACTTGCTGTCAAATAGTCTGTACGGGTAATACGTCACACAGCTTGTATTTATCCCGGCGCCAGCCGGCTTGCTTCGGTAGCTCCACCAGAGCGCCCTGTCAGACTTGGTGCCGTAGATTTTGTCAGGCGATTCAGCATCGCCAAACTCAAGGTAGCCGCCGCTTGAGCTTGCAAGGCCCAAAAATCCATTGTCGCCGTGCATCGTGGCCGTAATAACGGGGTAAGACTTATAGCTGCCATTGTTATTAAAGCTGATAGTGTCCGTGCCATCAGTGTTTGTGGCTGTGGTGGTGGTTAGGCTGTGGGCGACGCCGTCCGGAACGATGAAGCTAAGGCTGATGGTACCTGCTCGCCAATCCTCAGCCAGTGTCGGCTGACCGTCATAAATCGCAAGGTAGTACACGTCGCTGTCGTCACCAATGATTAGCTTCGCTGGCTCGCTAGTGTCAATCGCGGCGCCTAACTCACGGCGTAAATCAGCCAAGTTCGCATTTGTGACAATACCGGTCACCGTAATAGTCTTAATGTCACGTGACATATACTGCCATAGCTGACCGTCTGACTGTCCGACCTTGACCATGGTGTTGCTGTGAGCGGTCCCTACGTTGCGCTGAACGTCCGTGACATCGAGCCAGCGACTCAGCTCGACGTCGTTATAGACCAAACTTATTACCGTCATAATTACCTCCTAAATCTAATCCTGCCAAGCCGTGCGGAAGCTGTTCTGACGGTCGTTATAAGCCTTTACCTTTGGCGCTACCTTCGGATAGAACTGGTCATCGCCGATTTGCACGTTGAACGATAGCTTCGTCATCAGCACACCTAGAGCATTAATAGCGGCGATAAGGTCGCTGTTATCACTCGCTGGTGCTACCTGTATCTGCGCCGATGCTTGATTGGCATTAATCTGCTGAACAGCTTGGCCCAGCAGTTGCCATGCGCGACTAGCCTTTGATGCTGACAACGGCACAACCATTTCAGGGCCAGCCTCACCGCCGATAGCCAAGCGGTTACCAGCAGACAACAGCGTTGGCGTGTTGATAATGCCGCCATTGGCGTACCAGTCCACGCTAATGTGAGGCAACTTGTGATGCTTTATCCAGTAAATCGGGTTCATACTGCCGGAAATGTCAAAATGCGGCAGCGGAATGTGTGGCAAGCTGATGTGGAAGTTGAATAGTCCTTTGATTCCACGCACAAGGCCACCAAGCAGAGACTTAGCTGTCTGGATTGGGTGCAGAATAGCATTCTTAATACCATTAAAGATGCCACTCACAAACCCGCTTAAGCCACCCCAAACACTCTTTATATGACTGGCAACCCAGTTGACGACATTGCCTACAACTGACTTAATTCCTCCCCACACCGCTTTGAACACACCAGAAATAGCGCTCAAGCCTGCGTGAATGACTGATTTGATTAGACCGATTCCTGCTACAACAACCGATTTAATCCCATCCCATACTGACTTAACAACATTCTTGATGTCTTTCCAGACATTTTTCCAGTTGCCGTCAATCAGATCGAGCCCAAGCTTGAACACAGACTTGAAGATGTTAAATCCGGCTTTAAATACCGCTGAGATGTACTTAAAGTACGCTTTCGCTATGGTCAAAACGTTCTTAAACGTTGCTGTGAAGAGCTTTCCCAGCATCTTGAACAGTGGCGAAGAGCTTATACTCTTCCACAGGGACGCAAAGCCTTTAATCACTGGTAATAAAGACTTGTTCGCATCAAAGCCAATGCCTGCTAACCATGAGTTTGTTGGGCGCTTCTTTGCATTCCAGCCCTTGACGAACGTCTGTGCAGCCTTACCACCATATCCACCAACAACTTTACCAATGGAGGCGCCAAGAGCCGCTCCCAACGGTCCGCCAAAGTAAAGGCCAATGCCACCACCTATTGCAGTACCAATCCCCTTACCAGCATCTTTATACTTCGCCGTGGAGGACTTATCAGTGAATGCCTTCGCAATATCGACGCCAGCAGAAGCGACTACGCCAGCACCAGCCGCAACTGTTGCGACCTTGCTACCTGTTGATAGATTGCTAAACCCGCCGGCTGACTTCATAGACGTTGTCAACGTACTTGCAACCTTACTGCCGAGCCCTGATTCTCCTAGCTTTTTCAGCTTGTCGTAAACAGTGCCAACTGCACCGGCAAATTCAAGCACCTTTTTTGTCGCCCACAGTCCAGCCAGAACTTTTACCGTGGTCTGAATGCCACTCTTGTTCTTTACAATTTTGTCGAGAATGTCGTGAACAGTACCAAGTGGGTCCTTCATCGTTTTAGCGTTCTTGCCGCCAACGCCTAACCATCCAGCAATGTCTTTGATCGTCGTCTTGGCGATTGACCAGACTTCAGCACCGGCAATTTTGGCAATGTCCCACATGTCGCTGGCGATCCCAGTTACGTCTTTTTTGTGGGCGGAAATGTAGTCTAGGCCTTTTTTAGCCATGTTCGCAACGTATGCCATACCCTTGCCAAGGCTGGTAGCCGCGTTTTGCACAACTGGGCTAGTTATCAAAGACGATAAACTTTCCATGCCTGAGTTTTTAACCTCAAGCAACGGTTTCGCCATCTTCGCCTTTAAGCTCGTCCAACCACCCTTAATTTGCGCCATTGCACCCTCGGCCGTTTTGCCGTAGGTTTTAAAGGTGTCACCCGAGGTTGTTCCAATTTTGTATAGCAAATTTTGAAAGTCAGCGCTGGAGATTTTACCCTTGGCAACCATAGTAGCAAAAGCGCCTTGAGACACCCCAGCCGCCTTAGCAAGCTGTGCGCCTAATGTCGGCGCCTGCTTTTCAAGCCTCGCTAATCCACCAGAAGTTAAGTCACCGCTGGCGACCACTTTTTGCATGGATTTTGCCAGTGTGTCCATGCCTGAACCGCCGATGTGAGACGCTGTGGCAATGCCGGCGATACCCGCGGAAATAACTGTTGTTTTTTCCGTCACGCCGTGGGTGAAGCTGTCAACGGACTTCTGCATTGTGTTTATTTCCGTGCCACTCGCTCCGGTTTGTGCGCGGAGGTAGCTCATCTGGTCGCCAAGGATCTGAATGTCATTGGCATTCTTACCCATGTTCTTCCAGGTATCATTAATCTTTTCACCGGCCTCATCTAGCTCAAGGCCGCTTGTGATTGTTGACTTGATACTGCTGGTGAGCGTGCTGAAGCCATTGCTAATTGCATTGGTAACCAGACCACCAGCCACAATCTTCTTAAATAGGCTTGGTGTCTTCTTCGCCTGTTTGTTAGTGCACTCGATTGCAGTCTTGATCCGAGTAAATACAGACGGGTTGGCCTTCTTCATGGCAGAATCTAATTCAGTCATGCTGGTTTTAGCCTTTGCCAAAGCAGTAGCCGTCTCATCAACACGTACCTTTTGCGTAAGCCATGCATCGGAATCTTTACCACTGGCAGTTGCGACACGCTCAAGCTCTTTTTCTTGTGCTGACAGCTGCTTATTCAGGTTACTAATGCTGTCCTTGTAGCCCACCATCTGCGCTTTATTGGCTTCTTGCTGCTTACCTTCAGCCTTCAGCCGCTCGACGTAGGCGTTAGAGACCGTGGTAATCTGCTTGTATTCAGTCTGTAAGCCAGCCAACCCTGACTTTTGGTATTCAAGGGAAGACTTTGCCCGCGACTGTTGGCTTTCCAAACTTTTCAGCTGGGTAGTAGCGGCGTCAATGTCCTTCTGGTATTTGAGATAAGACTCAGCGCCGGCTTTGGTCGTGACGTCTAGGCCTTTTTGCTTCTCACGCAGGCTCTCAATTTTGGCTTCCTGAGCCTTGATGCTATCGCCAAGGCCCTTATACCGGACTTCGGCGGCTTTCAGATATTCGCCGGTGGACTTGAGGGCGACTTCCTGCGACTTCCACGCGGCTTTGGTTGAGCTGATGACTGCGTTTAAACTTTTGAGTGACGTTTCAGCTTTTAGCGTGTCGAGCGCTACCTGCGTTGACATCTCAGCTTGAACTTTTTGCATGCTTACACTTCCTTTATATACAAAAAGGGATAGACGGCTGTGGTATACCGACTATCCCATGTGTCATTCTGCGTTACATCAAGCCCAAACCCTTGAGCATTTGTTCGGGGTCTTGCTGGCGATCCTCTGGCTTTTTTGCCGTTTGAAGCTCCAGCAGGTCATAGAAGTCACTATCCAGCCATTGCTCAGGCGTCCAATGTAGATATACCAGCGTGTCTTGCCCCGACAGCTTGAGGTCTTCGAGCTTGTTTTTCAGCTCAAACACTACCTGACGCTTATTCGGCTTCGCTTTTGTCGTCCGCCTGTTCTGCCTCTTTTGTTAATTTGGCAATGTCGTCATCGCTTAATCCCTGAACGCGAAGAATAACGTCATTAGCAATCTCAACAGTCTCACTGAACTCTAGGTCGTCTAGCTTTTCTTGTTCTTTCTCGTTCAGCTTGAGCGTGTCAGTGATGTAATTCATCACGTCATCAATCAGCTTCTGCTGCTGTTTAAGCTGTTCTACCGGTGTCAAGTCCATATCTTCAGCGTCATCAATCTCTGCCATCATCAGCTGTAAAGATAACGTGGCCTTCATGACCCTGTTGGTCACCTTGACGAGATGCTCGCGATTACTCAGCTTAGCTTCTTTAATTTTCATTGTTTATACCCCTCGTTTATACACTATTTAGTATCGTTGTTATGCCGGCCATACCATCGCAGGTATACAAGGCGCTTGCGTCGGCTCACAGACCACCAGTTGCGCGGCGGCGTATGATTGTCTACCCTTTGGTGCTAACTCGCGTCAGAATCGCGTCTGAGAGCACGTTTACTTGCCAGTACCTGTGCCAGCAGCCGCTACATAACCACCCATGACATCCTTCAGCATTGCCGCTTCATCGAATGCCGCGTCTTTGCTGTAATAAATCTTGAAAGGTTTATGGTCAAATGCGATTGTATCTAGCGCGCTGATTGTCAGCGTGTCATCCACGATTTGCTTATTATCATCATTAGTCTGGACGTTAGCCTCAGATTCTACCGCCGTGCAGTTACCAAAGCCAAAGTAAATACTGCCACCTGACAGACTGCCCGATTCAATCAGAACCGCAATGTGAGCAGGTTGATCGGATGGAGTCCAACCGCCCTTATCATCGCTCACAAAACCTTTAATCTTTTGTTTAGTGTCAAAGTCTAGGTTGAGACCGTCCCATGCAATTTGCGGAGAAGCCGCCCCGTATACTACCTGCTGAGATACGTTATTCCCATATCTCTTAGTGCTAGAGCCAACCAGACCAGTAATATTCGCGGTCTTCGAGCCCATATCTTTCGTGTCTACCTTGTAGATGCCATCTTCGCTAAGCCCTGCATCACCCTTCAGAATCTGCTGGGTGGTTGGGTCAATCAGTGCAAACGACACCATGTTTAAACCTACAATAGCCATTTAATTACCTCCAATGTTCTTTTCTCTACTAAAATAAAAAGTATTGCTCAATTGCTGTGTGTCAGGATCTAACGTTCGCTGACGTACTGCCGAGGCTTGCCAACCGGCGTGAACAAACGCCTTCATTAGTGCTACTTCTAATGCCTCTGGGTCGCCGCCGAACTCTTGCGAGTACCAAATCTGTACCTCAACTTCCTGGCTTAGCCGCCAGAAGTCACCGTTGCCATACCCGCTGGGGGAATTGCCGGCGTCTGTAACCAGTACGACTGTCTTGTCTAGGCTATCTGCAACTTCTTTAGGTAAGTTGTTGCCATAAATAGCATCAATGCCAGATAAGCCGGAGGTGTTAACCAAAGCAACCGCATCATCTACTGCGCTCATTTGTTACCGCCTCCGTTCAGCTTCGCTATAACCTTTTTGTACTCTTCAAATTCAGCCGCTAATACTTCATCACGCGCATCATCTCTAGCATTGTCCACGAAGTGGTCACCGCGAATGAATTTTGTGCCGTCATTGAGATATCTGGCGACAAATTCTTTCTTGGTGAACCCAGCCATGGACTTACCGTCGTGCCTGCCGTCAACGTCACCAGTTGCCGACGCAATGTCATCGCTCAAATGACCGTAATTGCCGCCTGACCCATTTGTGTTTGGGTGCTTCGCCTTGGTGACCTCTGTTAGCTTGCTGGCTAGCACATCTGCACCAGCTTTGGTTATCTTTTCCTGTTGCTTTGCTGTCAGCTTAGCCGCTTGTTCAACCTGCTTTTGCCACTGGCTTAATGCTTCGTCTAAATCCATTGGCTATGCCCCCTTAGTTACCTTAATGAGGGTTAAGTAATCGTAGCGGATAGCGTCGTTTGAATCGTCTGGGCTAATGTCTGAAATGTTGTATACAATGCCAGCTATTCTTGCTTGTTGTTGGCTTACGTTTCTGGCGTCATGCCGGACAATAATCGTGATTGAGTTATCCAAGTGTGTACCAATTAACGTGTACTGCTGGGTGAGTGTCCGTTTCTGCTGTTTGTAATGCAAGCTATAAGCTGGCACGAAGCTGCTTACATTCAGCCCCGCTTTTGTCGTGTGTGACTGCGGCTTACCTAGCTCAACCGTTCGGCTAAAATCTGACGGCTTAAAGTTAGTTGCCATTGGCGTCACCACCTGCTGAACTAGCTTGGAGATGAGTAAGCATCATCAACAAGCCTTTTGGCATACCATCAGCTAAACTTCGGTCATAGTACATCGCCTGTGTGAGTGTTTTGACGGCTGGAATCAGCAAGGCATCATCAGCGGGGGCGTCACTTGACCGCTTTATAATCTCAACGGCGGTGTTGGCCAGCGTTGTGATAGTCGTCAGTTCGGCGTCATCAAGGTTTAACTCGCTCAGTAACTCGGCGGCGATGACGCCTGTATCAATTGTTGTTTCTGCCATTGCTACACCTCCTGTAAGGCCGCCCGACTAATTATTCAGCCGAATTACGCTATTCAATGGCGACCGTTTGCTTACTTGGTGTTAGGCTTACTTGCCAGAAGCTGGGGTGATAGCTGGGTTGAAAGTGATAAACTTACCAGCGGCGGTGTCAGCAGCCTTAAAGTCTGCCCGCAGTGCTGCCAAAAGTACCTGTTCAAACTGTTCATTGCGGGTCCAGCTGAGGTTGATATTGCCGCGGACTGCTTCAATCACAAAGTTTTTAACACTTCCGACAAACGCCACGGCATCTCCGGCCTTGCCGAGCACGTCATCAGCGACGATCACCAGTGGGGCACCGAACAGCGTCTTACCAGATGGAGACGTAATGGAGTCTTGAAGCAGGTAGCGGCCTTCGCCGTCCTTCTGCTTATCAATCGCGGCAAAGAATGACTCACTGGCAACGAACATGCGGTCAGTGTAGTTTGTCAGACCGCGGTTAAATGCGTCCTTGATGTCGTCAATGCTAGAAGCTGCAACAGGCGTAGCTGTCGCCAGAACAGTGCCAATCTTGTGCTGTTCGGTCTGGTCCTTGATGTCCTGAACATACTGTGTAAGCAGGCTGGTAATGTTAGGATAATCCTGTGTCATTTCAAGGCTGATTGGTAGAGAGCCGCGCAAGGTTTGCACGTCATAGTTCACTTTGTCGATCTGTGCATTGGCCAACTGCGGATTCTCGGCGAGTTCTGCGGCGCTGACCAATTGAGCGCTTGCCTTATGCATCACAGGCAGCTTGCCGGTCGGCGCGCTGACCTGAACCTTAGTCACGTAGCCAGATAATTGTGCAGCGTCTTTTGGTTGCGCCATAACGTCCAAGACCTGAACGGGTAGGACTGCTTCACCGGCGGCGGAGTCAAAGCCCGCAGCGTCGCGCTTAATTTCACCAGTCCGCAGGAAGGATTCAAAATCCCTTTGTTCCTCGGTCTTTACGTTATCTTCTGTTAAATTTTTAGCCATATCTTTATTATCTCCTTCATTATCAGCCACGTCTTCCGCTGGCTTATCTTCATCTTTTTCTTCATCATCAGCTGGGTCGTCATCACCGGCGTCATCTTCGGCGACTACATCGGCAACCGTTTGAGGTATGCTGGCCAATGCCTGAACCTGTTAGCTTTCCGACCATATCAGTAAGCGTCTTGATAGCGTCCTTGTCATTGCCCTCAGGCTTATCCGCTGGTGTAACCTCATCAGATTCTGCCTTGGGGTCAACCTGCTTGTTGTCTTCTTCTTTTTCTAGCTTATCTGCCATGTCTTTACCTCCGTTATTCTGTAATGCTTGATAGTCTCGCTGTACTTGAACGCTTGTCTGCGTGTATGCTGGAATTGGCGTTAGGGACAACTCATTCAACCGCTCAATTTGTGTTATTGTATGTATGGTCTCACCATCGCGATAGCTCCAACTGTCACCGCCTGGCGCAATGTTGAACCCAATGCTTACACCTTTGACGTTACCAGCGATAATGTTATTGTATACATCATGTGCCAGTGTGGTATCAGGCAGTTCAGCCTCGAAGTACAAGCCTTTTTGGTCAACCTTTAGGCTTAGCGTGTTAGCATCTACCCTTGCGAGAATGTTATTAAAGTCATGCGCATATAGCAACAGTACGCCGCTTAGGTCAACGCCGGATAAAGCATTTGGCGAGATATACTCTATGAAATCGCCTTTTAAGCTCGGCTGGTCCCACACAGCGCCATAGCCGCTTAGCTTCATCACGCCTGTGGTATTATCGCGGGTGAGTTCGGCGTCATACGTGCGAATATCTGTGTTAACCATTGATTACACCTCGCTTTATCAGCATCGCTTGCGCTTGTTCAGCAGTGATAGCTGGTGTAGTGCCGCTCAGCAGCTTAGACACTTGGTCAATCAGCAAAGAATTGTCAGCATCTGTCGCCTGCGCCTCGTCGATATTCACGGTGACGCCAAACTTAGCACTCATTTCACTCTCAATTGGCTTTACATAACGTCTTAGCGTGTTAGCATATAATGACTTTGTTTGGTCAAGGCTTGATTGCTGGTCACCTGTACCATTGAGATAGGAATCTGGCACGCCAAATGCTTTCGCAATCTCAGTTTTGCTCCAATTTCCAGCGGTTAGGAACTTTGCAACATCAGCATTAATTGCTAAATTTTGAACGTCATAGAGCTGATCGAGAACCATAGGCCGTCCAGCATTGTCACCCGTGTTGGCGGATTCAAACGCCCTTCGAGTTGCTTCCTTTTCTTCTGATGATAGAGCACCCTCAGCAACTTTAATAACAGTTGACGGATTGATAGCATTCTTAATAGTTGATAGCGTCAACTTGTTTGCAAAGTCCTGAATGTTTACCTGTGTGGCAATTGATTCTAGTGGACTAATGCCGAGGAATTGCAAGCCGTTACTGCCGCTTGTCATCAGCCGAAAATGTAACATGTTTGCACTGGGATAATTGATAGTGCCTCGCTCGTCTCCCCAGTTGACGCTATACGAAATGTCAGCGCTACGGTCAGCAAGCGTGACAACAACTTGGTTAGCTGGCGCCATCTCAAGCCGTGTAGGAACATTGTTGCTATCTCTCGTTATAGCCACGTATGCATTGCCGGTCATAAGCATTTGAGCGACAACACTCTGCCAGAAATTGAACGGCGAGATAAGATTGTTTGGGCGGCTTACTACTGGGTTAAACGGCGTGGGGACGTCAAAATTCGCTGATGCAACGTCTGAGCTAAGCAAGTTTATAACCGCGTATAAATCGCTGTTGTGTAAAGCCGTATGGGCATCAACCAAATGATTCGGCAAGACTTGCCCGCCACTTATGATAAAGCTGGACATGTTAGTCGACGGTATCGTCATGCTACGTGTCTGCTGAAGTCGCAAGTATGGATTAAATATTGCCATTACCTACCACCGCCTTTTGCCTGAGGTGTGGGTGTGGCTAACCAGCCGCAGAATAACAGCGCGATACCTAAGCCAAGCGTCCCAATGATGGTATTAAATAGGTAGAGACTGGTCACAATCGCGACTATACCCGCGGCGAATAACAGTGTCGGTAACCACTGGCGTAATGTTTCCAGTTTTTCCATGCGCCCACCCCCTTTTGTTTACTTATTGTTTTCATTAGCTTACCTCTCATATATATAACGTAAAAGCGCGTCCGTTTTTTGACCTATTTTGACCTTTTGGCGAAAAAAATATGTAGGCTTTAGAAGCCGACATTCATCAGGAACTTATGCCTGTCTTCATCTGACATACCACTGAGGGGTGACTTCTGCTTGTCGCTGGCAAAGTCGGGGTCAATGTCGCTAAACTCATAGATCGCGCGTGACATGGCGTCGATGATGGCGTCCACGGTGTCAATTTTTGCGGTATAACGCTCTTTATCAACTTTCAAGCCTGCTGAATTGCCGACCAAGATGGCGTTTGTCAGCGAGTATTGAACGATTGGGTCATCAGCGTAGTGCACGCGACCCTGCCTCATTGCCTTACCAAATTCTGCCGTCGGACGGTCAAGGTCATGCGCTGTTTGCCTGATAGGCATCATCGGCCACTTATCAATCTGCACCAACTTATCTAATACGTCAGAGCTTGCCCAAGGGTCATAGCAAATAAATTTGACGTCAAGGCGATTACGCTCGATGTAGTTTGCCAACCACGTGACAACAGCGTCGTCGTCGATATAACCCCAGCGATTGCGCGCAATATCACAATAGCCTAGCTGCTCTGCCGCGCGATAGTTTATGCCGTCCTGCTTTTCTTTCTGCTGAATGGAGCCACTGGTGTGATTTAGCGGAATCCAACTGTGCTGCTCGACGTAATAATGCGTTTCACCGGCGAGTTTATACGGGTAAACAAACGCTATCGCCGTGTCATCAGACAGCTTGGATAAGTCAATGCCAATGTAGACTGTTTGACCTGTGACGTCGATTGGTGGCGTGTCAACTACTGCCTTCTGAATGTCATGCGGGTTGAGATAACGATTCTCTTTGGTCTGTAGCCACATGTTTAGATTTTTGTTCACAAACTCACTGATTGAGCCATCGGCCTTCTTCTTGTCTCTTTCGCTTATCAGTGATGGTAACATAGTGTCACCTTTAAGTGACAAGATTGGGTTTGATTTTGTCCATGATGATGGCTGGTCTACCTCTTCTTCACTATCCTGGCTGTAGTTAATTAGCAACACGTCATCTAGTTCTCGCGAGTAGTCTTTCTTCATCGCTTCTCTTGCTAATTTTTCGTCTAGGTAAAAGCTGCTGGTGGCGTCAGGGTAGGCAGTGCTGATAGACCAAAATTGGTGGTCGTAGACTTGAACCTGACCTGATGTAATCTTCCCGATGTTCTCACGAATAACGCCAATCCGGCCATCATCACCAGATTCGTCAGCAACGGCCAAACGAAAGTGGTAGCTATCAAATTGACCACTTTCATGCGACAGGCGCAGCAGCTGGTTCCTGCTCTTTTTGCTTCTAACAACGTCGTCTAGAACCTTAATCTGCTCTTGCTTATATGTGCGCTTAACGTCGCCTAACTCGCCCAAGCGGTCAAAGGTAAGCTGAATGTACCGCCATCCTTTTTTTGATTGTGCAACCACAGGTGCTATATATCCAAGGTCTTGGTTGTACATGCCATCAGACGCAATCAGATAGTCGTAAGCAAGCAGAATGTTAGTAATGTATGTCTTCCCGTTTGTTCGTGCCACAGAAAATTGCACACGATGAAAGCGCCGTTCGCCCTTTTGATTACGCCATCCTTGACTTTCACAAAGTAGTGCCTGCTGCCAAAGCATTAACGGCAAGGGTTTGCCCATGTCTACATCTGGGCAGATAGATGCAAAATTTAGCACCTCATGACACTTGTCAAGGCTGTAAACGTAGTCAAAGTCATTATCGCCAACACGTGTCAGGTCTTGAAGATGCCGCCAGCAGTACAGCTTTATATCCTCGCCAGCAACTATCTCGCCCTCCATAACTTTAAAAGCATATGTAGTCATCGGGTCGCGATACTTTTCAGCGATGACATCGTAAGCGCCATTGTCTCGCTGTTGTTTGTAGGCTTTCTGGACAGACATGTTAGGTTGCGTTAGGTCGTGGTCTACCAATCGTTACCACCTCCCTTTAAAGCCTGCTTGAGCGTAGGCCTGTCATCGTCGTCGTCGTTGTCTAGAACAATACTTGCTCTCGCCTGTGGTGATAAGCCAAGAGCATCTGAAAGCGATTTGATTTTTGCTGTTGCTGAATCCAGAATTGCCGCGGCAGGGTTTTTCCTGCTTCCTACGCTCAATCCATTCTCGTTTATATCTTCATATGCCTGCCTAGACAGCTGTATCTGCTCGCAAAGAGCGATTACCAATGGCTTGTCTACTTGCTTAGCAAGGCCGGCTGCGTTGAGCAGAGGCACAAGCTCCGACCATGCAGAGTAAGCATAACCAGTCAGATACCGTGGAGGCGTGACCTGCAAAGGCTTCATGCCACTTGTCTTCTTTGCTAGTTCCTCGGTTCTTCGGCGTTGATCGGCTCTATCCGCTTGGTCCTGTGTTATTTTCATCTTTCTACCCATTTTGGCTGTACCTCCATTTCTGCTTAATCCACCGTTAACCCTGCTGTGTAGCCATTCGCTTGCACCATTTGAATAACCTATGTGTTTACTTGCTGTACTTTAGTAAGTGCTATAAACGCCTGTATATCAACATTTGTGTCCCGCAGGGTAGGCCTATTAAAACATTTTAATAACTACACATTTTTTGGGCGAGACCCATTCTGTTATGTGCGGTTCTGCTCTCGCTTACGGGGGCGGGGGTTACAGCGGTATTGCCGTTGCTATTTTCGTTATTTTTATAGCATTATCAATAAGCTCTCTCTAAATATTAATGCATAAAGTATTAGCTATGTCTTATGCGATAGCGCTGGCTTATGTCTTTATGTACTCTTCACTTATATAACGTAAGTTGACGTCCGTTTTTGCCGCGGGTATAGCAAAGGGACTAGTCATCTCGGCTAGTCCCTTTGTCCTTATTCTTTAGCTATCGTCACGCTATCATCACGCTATCTGCCACGTGAACCATTATGTTTACGCAATTGCCACGCCGCTGTGTTACTTCT